ACCGCCAACCCAGAATCTTTGAGCCATGCCTGTAGGCTAGTCTTTTTCGAGATGGATTAACAGTGTCTCAGAGGGGCATCGAGACAGTTTCAGGCATATTATAAATCTCTCCGTCTCTGGGACAGGTCGCTATGATGCCGTCTTTGGTCTCCATGCGTTCATTACATTTAGGACATCTATAGCCCCAAATATCAAAACCCTTACCCCATTTCTCGTGATTCTGGTTCCAGTTCAGCTCAGGAATTTGTAGAGACTTAACCTCTTCTTTTTCATCAGCCAAAGCTCTGAAAGTAGAACTCCAGTGATGGAAGACCCAGCTCTTGGTAGTGGCTACCGAACGATAGCCTTTCATGCGGGCTAGGCAAGAATAGTCATAGTCTTCACCAGACCCAGGAAAATATTTCTCGTCCAGCATACCAATGTCTAAAAATCGTCTGGTATCACAGACACAGGCATACATGGTCACACCATCAAAAACTGAGTCTGGCTGGATAGTCAAATGCTCGTTAACATAATGTTTCTCTTGGGTTAGAAATTTCCAGTCGTCTTCGGTGTAGTCTTGTTTATAAGGTAAAATGTCAAAATCATCACCCTTAACTCTCCCCACAGACCAATCAGCTAATCTGATAGAGGCAGGGCAAACCATTACGGCCGGAGCGTCAGGGGTGGCTTCCTGCACCTGCTGAAAAGTATCCAGAACTCCCTGCCACCAGTCTTTATGGATAAACTCTACGTCGTCATTGAGCATGGTGAAGTACGGGGTCTGGACTAGAGATATGCCCAGGTTGGTAGCACCAGCAAAGCCTAGATTGCCGGTTGGGTGTACGTCGCTTTTAGGAGAACGGATGACCATCAAATTCTCATATTGGTCTCGGAGCTTATTAGCGTCTACTCCTTTAACTGAAACATCTATGATATAAACATAGAAACCGCCCTTATCGGTGTATTTATAAATCGTCTCTAGACACCGCTCAATATTAGTAGTAACTACCGTAATGATGATAAAGGTATTGAATTTAGGAGGATATAATTTCATCAAAGCTCTTCATCATCGACTCAAGGTCTAGGTGATGGTCTATTAAGTATTGCCGGTAACTGGCTGAATCATATGTATCTTTAGTGATTAGACTTACTGCTTCGTCTATGGAAGTCCACGTCAGTCCTGGCCACGTCGCATCAGCTCCGAAGTAGCGATGGAAGATAGGTTTGATTCCTTTGGCCATAGCTTCGGCCACTGCATAGGTATAGGTCTCTTTGTGCGAGGCGTGTAGTACATAGTTTTTATTGTTCCACCATTCGTCCAAGTTATCGACAAAGTCTTCTTCCAGAGTGATGGGTAATTCATTATGCTTGATAAAGTCTCGGAGATACTCATGCTCCCAATGGTAATCATTATTCTTTCCAAGCCAGTAAATATGGTATCGGCTATCAATTTCTTTGAGTTTGAGGGCGACTTGAACGACATAATCTGGTCCTTTGCTTACCCAGCGTTCGGCTACTACGCCTATATTAAAGCCTTTTTGCCTCTCGGCAAATGTCCATCTATCTAGGTTTACTCCACACGGAATGACGTGCTGTTTAAACTTGTGTCCCTGAGTGCGAGAATCAGCATTAAATATATCTTGGATGTGGGGAGCCAGGAAGATAACGTCATCTACCAAATCCCACAGTTTCTCGTTAGCAAATTGTCCCTGCCAGACCTCTATGTCTATCGGACGCACTATAATCTTTTTACCCGTTAAGTCCATCTTGTGCATATCCGAGACAATGACCCCGTCCTTCAGCCAGTCGGCTTGTAGAGATTCAGATGGACTCATAGCGCTCATCAAGTTGTTGTCGCAGGTATCGAACCAGACAATATCAGCCCATTCGATTAAAGTAGGGTTGTAATACCTTTCGTACTTAACTTCGTGGCCGTGAGTTGTCCACCAGCCCTGCATATCAGTGGTAAATTTCCCGCCGTAGGGGTCAAATAGTACTATTTTTGACATAATTTGCTACCTTTAATAGTCCGTCTGGCGTACCCATATCAACAAACGTACCATCATATTCTTTCATCTGGATACCATTCTCCAGATACCACTTATAGATATCGACCATTTCTAGTTCACCACGAGCACTCGGCTCCAAGTTCTTTATAACATCGAAGACCCGTTCATCGAACCAATAGGCTACTATCGCCCGTTTACCGATATCTCTCAAAGGTTTCTCAATTAGTTCATTAGTCTCAGGGTTCCAGACTGTATGATTCTCTGCACCATCAAATTCATGCCAATAAAGAGTAGCTTCTGCTACGGGCTCTGGAGCTGGATTGAAGTAAACGTCTCCACAAAGAACTGGGAACGTTCCCTCTACCATTCCTTCAATCGCTCCTAGAGCTTGAGCTGTTCCTCCAGCTTCATTATCTTGGACAGCATAGTGAATGTTCACTCCGAAATCTTCGCCGTTTCGCAGAACCTTAAATAAATCTCCACAACCCTTTGGACCAGAGACAACTATGATTTCGTCGCACCCCCACTCCTTCAAGGTTTCGATTGGATAGGCTACCATCGGTTTATCGTAAACTATGGCTGTGTGCTTATTATAAGCTCTAGTTGCTGGATATAACCTTGTACCTTCACCGCCGCCCAATATTACACCTGTCACATCTCTCTCCTTCACAAAATCTCTTGTACTATAGTTAATAAGTCTTCGACCCGATTCATGACTCTCAGGAACTCATCGGCGTATTCATAACCTACCTGGCGGCACAATTCCGCATCTTCGTCAGCCATTTCTAGCAAGCCGCCAACCCTCTCTAAACAGTCCTCTATACCATAGAAATAAGCTATTTTATCTTTGAACGGTATCTCGCACATCGGTTGATAACGATGAAGAACTAGCCCTCTGCAACATAGTGCCTGAGCCACCCTATCACTCCAATAACCAGCTTCTAGGGTGTGGTCTATAGATAAGATAACTTTAGCTCTAGCGTACAGTTCTGGTAGCCCCTCGTCCATAATTGGTGGGCGGACATCCTTAAACCCTTCCCAGGCATTTACTGAATGAATTACCAGATTGAAGTGTTCATCTATGGCTTTGAGCGTAGCATTTCTCTCAGTTGCCCAGGGAAGATAAGAACCAGTAAATAGTACATCTATGTCTTTCTCTAGTGGAGGTTGTTCGTACTTCTCCACACTTACCGGTTCTTTGTATCTATCTAAGAACTTGGGTGCAAAGTCTTGGGAGAGCCATCGCCAATTAGGATATTTGGAATCAGCCGTGCGTTTTGAAAGATAAAGGTCGGCTTCTTTTATTAGCCTTTCGTGCCACTCCTGTCCATCTGCTTGGTAATCGAAAGCCCAGTAGACAATCCTCTCTCTTTCAACTCCTGCCATTGCTATTTTCCATTGTCTAAAAACATCTGGATATTTATCCCATTGGGCTACTAATATGAAATCATACCTAGTTTTATCCTCTTTATCATGTACCATTAATTCATCAAAGAAGGTTGCTATACTAACCGATTCACGTTGCATCCTAGTGACTGTATGCCCCAATTCCTCCAATGCTCCAGCGATATGTTCTTCGTCGCAGATGGAACCGTCCCAGCCTGTACCAAAGTTACCGATACTAAGAATTTTCATCTGCCAATCTCCCGAGTTCTCTAACCATTCTAGCCTTTTCTTCTATCAAATATTCATATCTATGCTTCAAACTATCAAGCTCTTGGTCTATTTGCTCCAGATAGAGTTCTGGGGTTTGAGGGAACTGTTCAAACGGTTTAATCTCCCACTCAGGCATAAAAACTCCTTATCGAATTAATCATATAATCAAGGTCTTTTTTATCCAGATACTGATGACAGGGGAGTAGGAGTCCATGTTCCTCTATATATTTTGCGACTGGATACTTTTTCTTCAAGTATGGTTTGGCTATCGGTTGAGATACGAGAGGCATCATAGTCCGGCTCTCAATGCCTTGTTTTTCCAGATAAACCATTAGTTCGTCTCTGCGCTCGAAGTAAACTGGAAAAAACATAAAGGAATGTTCTAAAATACCTTTCCAAATAACAGGAGAATATTGACTCAGTCCGAGCCATAAACATGTAGAATTATTTTGTCGTTTGATAACCATTTCCTGCCAGCTAGCCAGTTCTCCCAAGCCAATAGCCGCCTCTAATTCGGTAGCTCGGTCGGAATAACCATGTCTCGGAAACCAGAACTTCTTAGAAATATCTTTGGGTTTGTCGTCTATTGACAGGTAGGATTCATCCCTGCCGTGAAATTGTAAAGAGCGCATTTCAAGAGCCAGTTTTTCATCATTAGTCAGAATAAGTCCTCCCACCCCAGTCGGTATATGATGGGTTATGTAAGTCGAAAAACAAGTTACTGTTCCTTGTAATTTATGTACTCCGAAAGTTTCACAGGAGTCCTCCACGACCTCCAGTTTATGTTTGCGAGCAATCTTCATAATCGTATCCATTTCAGCTGGCTGTCCAAGCAAGTGTACGGGTAGTATAGCAACTGTCCGAGTGGTTATGGCCTCCTCTATAAGCTGAGGGTTTATATTAACTGTCTCCGTCCGTACATCCACCAGGACGGGTTTTAGATTATTCATTAACACGGCATTCATAGTAGCTACAAATGTTACCGAAGGAATGATGACCTCGGAATCATCTTTCCAGCCGTGCTTATCCTTGAGAGCGTGAATAGCTATCTTGAGGGCGGCGGTTCCAGAACTAGTGAAGATAGCGTATTTGGCGCCGTGAATCTCAGCGAACCTTCTCTCAAATTCACGAGTTTTATCGCCGTAAGTTAGACGTCCGGAATTAAGAACTTGCTTAACTAGCCGTTTTTGTTTAGGACTTACTTTCCACTCTGTAAGATGAACTTCGTCCATCGTCCCCTCTCCTCTTTATACGTTTTAAAGTATTCATCCTGACCGTAATTCTCGTTCATCTCTAGGCCCTTGGCTTCCTTCTGAAGGTTTTTCCAGACATCAGAGGCTCGCTCGTGATAAACCTGTGAGTATCCCGTAACCACTGCCCAGCCCTTCTTGTCTATAATCTTCTTGGACTCTATGCCGCACCAGATGTCGGCAAAGCGGTCTATACCATCACCCATCGGAGCCCAGTACATACAGGGAAGTAACTTGCGCTGAAAAGCCACATTCATACCGCACATCGGATAGAACACTCCCTTAGGGATGATGCCTTTGAAGAATTCTATCTGATGGTTGCCTTTAACTAGCTGGGTGGGAGCGTCCCAGTCATGGACTCCCTGCCAGACCCCATGTGATAGAACAATCTCAGCCTCTTCCCGTAATTTGTAAGGGAAACCTCTTGTATACTCCGTAGCCGTCGACATCCAACTGACCGGACCTCGCTTACCCAAAACGTTCAAATGGTCTTGGATAGGGTCGCCTATCGGTCTTAGGTCGTCGTCTAGAGTGATGATTGTTTCGACCTCAGGCAGAAATTTAGAGATATAAGCAAAGCCTAAATTCCTAACCCCATCATTAAAGTTATGTATCAAGTCGTGGTCGTTGCCCATAATCTGGTTAGCATGGACTCCATTGACGGTCGGGATTTCGCCGTCCTCCACCTTAACTACGACAACTTGATGTTTATCGAACAACGGTTTCCAGGCTTCAATAAAGCCTTTCCAGGATTCTGGTCTTATAGTAGGAACTACAACAGCAATCATGTCGTCTCCAGTAGTTCAGCATCGTGGGTCATTTCCTGAGCATACAGACTGTCGTTCTTCTGCAGATTATTAGCGGCTTTTAGATGTGTGATTAGAGCGTTAGTCTGGGGTGTCCAACTAAGCCCCAGTTCGTCTATTGTAGAGTAGAAGGCTTTCTCTCCTAATAAATTATGAAACTTCTCTGGCCAACCGCCAGTTTTATCGAAAGCTTCCCTAGTAATAGCTAACATCCCAGCATCCTTCCAACCGATAGGGGACTCCTCTCCATCTGGGGTATTCTGAACTATCAGGGCGTCTTCACGGCTGAGTTCGTGTTGTACTGGGAAAGCCACGTCGAACTTATCAAGATATTTGCAGAGTTTATTGATTGTACGTTCGTGGCAATAGACATCATTCTGGACGAAAACCAGATACTTACCCTTAGCGACTTTGGCTCCCTGATTATAAGATTCATAGACGTTTTTGTTCTTTTCGTTGATGATATGCGTGTAGGGGGCCAGAACCTTATAGTCATCGATAATCGGAAACTTGGGCTCGTTATCCACTACTATGATTTCATATAGTTCGTCGGTGAACTTACGAATAGCCGCTAGACAAGCGACCGTCTGGTGACGCTGAACTCGTTCCTGGTCATAACAGTTTAGAATGATGCTTATCATGCGACACCTTCTTTATCCCAGATGCTCCAAATCTCATTATAGGAATATTTCTGGTTAGACAGAATAAAATCTCTTTCAGGGATTATATTAGCTTCATTCTTAGCACAGAACTCTTCCCAACTACTATAAGTGGAGTTGTGTTTCTGTCCTTCCCAATGATTCTTAGCTATGTCCTTGCCCTCTAGTAACCAGCATAAAGTAGTCATACTATCAGCTTTTTCCCGTTTCTCGTGCCCTCCATCTACCACTGGGGCGATAAAACCGTGTACGGCCACGGCCCTGGGTTCTAGAATAACCTCGTAACCCCACATCCAAGTCTTAATTCCAGCCATCATCTCGTCAGCCGTATAACCACCATTGTCCAAAAAGGCATTCTTATTGAACATTCCAAAAGCTTTATAAAGTTCCATTCTAATGGGATTGGATTCTTGCTGGGCAACTTTTATTTTGTAAGGTTCTGTTCTGGCTGGGTTAGGGCTAGCCTTAGCGTAGTAACTACCCTTACCGAATCCATAATGGAGAGCCTTGTCACCGAATAGTCCCGGGTCTAGGTCGGTGGCTGGGTAGACGTTCCCGACCTTAGGATTATCAAAGTGCGGCATGATGTAAGCGTAAAAATCGTGTTTGACATAAACATGGCAGTCGGAAAAAGCTATAAAGTCTCCTGTAGCTACCTCCGCACCTTTCTGGAAAGCCCAGACTGGACCCTTAACTTCCTCGTGGAGCAGTTCTATATTGTGGTTTGGTTTTAAATTATCTACCCACCGTTCTACAAACTCCACCTGTTCAGAACCGTTATCTACGATAATAATTTCATAATCTAGACCAGCAAACTCCAAAGCTTCTAGTTGAGACAACACCGAATACATCAAATTATTGGGCTGATTCAGATGGGCGTAGACAACTGATATTTTCATTTCTTTTGCATCCAGGCCATGCTACAACGCTCCTCGGGATGTTTTTTGACATTCTTCCAACCAGTTTTATCTATCTCGTCAAAAACTCTGACTACGCCAGGCGAGGTATTATCACAATCGTGAAAGAAAACCCAACCTCCCTTGACTATGAAAGGTGAATAGTTCTGCCAATCCTTCAGGCATTGTTCATAGGAGTGGTCGCCGTCAATAAACAATACTTTAATAGGCAATTTCCAGTTATCGACTGCCTCATTAGAATTTTTATGAATAAAGTTAGCCCCTTCGACTCGAGTACCGTAATCATTGATATCTATGCCAAAGACATCCCCCTTAGAGAACTTACGAGCAAAATTCAAGGAACGACCGTCCATCACACCTATTTCCAGATAAACATCGTCATGTTTCATAGAAGTCAAAGCCGAATAAATAGCCTCCATATCATATCGGGAAAAAGCCCCGCTGAGAGCAGATTGCTCCTCTTCGTAAAAGTCCGGTTTAGTCGTCGGCATATTTCATTATCCAGTCTGGTTGGAACTTACAATCATCTAAGTTCTCAGGTAACATATCTTTGTTGTACCAGACATCGCTACTTAAGTTATCTCGGTTAAAACCAAACTTCTGGTCAAAATAATCCCAGTTTTTCTGCCAATCTTCTTGATGAGAACCATCGAACGTACCACTCTTATTCGAGAAATGATAAACCAAGACATCTCTTAGTCTCATGGGCGTTATCCCAGCTAAGTTGATTCTAGTCTGTAGGTCAGTATCAGAATTTGAACCCCAGGGGTCGTACTTAGCGTCATAGCCACCAATCGTGTTCCAGACATCCCTGCGAATGAAGAACGGTAGGTTGAATCCAGTCTCTTCAGTCGGTTGAATTTCATTATTTCCACTAGTTCTAGCTCGCATAGTATCTAGTGCTGAACGGACTCCTATATCAGCTCGCTCCTTTTTGAAGTCTTCTAGGTTGTTACCCCAGTCTCTCTTCAGAAACGGTGGAGCAGAGCCCGTATTATCTACGGGCTCTATCAAATTAGGCGAGAATACCGGGTAGTCGAATCTTAAATTCTTGTCCCAGCCCGGAGCGAAGTACATATCAGCATTGATGATAAATAGATACTCGCAGTCTCCTTCGGCGGCATTAGCCCCGGTATTCACAGCTCCGCACTGTCCTTGAGTTTTAGTAACTAGGAACTTGGTGATACCCTCTATGGGTGTGTCGTGTAGAGGATTCATATCACGACTACCGTTGGCGACCACGGTTATATCACCATCGAAACCTGACTCTCTGAGTGACTCTACACAGAGTTTAAGGTACTTTTTGTCTACGTCTACTAGAGACGGAATTATGGCCGTTATTTTGCTCACATTAGTTCTCCTATAAATTTAAATTCACTAGCTGGTCTAATCCTAGACTCAAGCTCAGGATAGGTTTCTTCTATGCCATTACCTACACAGTTCCAGGTGTGCCCGTGGATGCAATCATGTAAATCGGTATCTTGTGTACCGTCCCAGAGCACAAAGTTACCATTATTGTTTACATCGGCCTTCAGTTGAGGAACTAATTTGAAGCGTCGGACATTGTTGTAGGACTGGTCGGCTACCCAGTAACCGTGGTCTGCTAACCATCTATAGACGCCATCGCTTATTTGCCAACCCGGAGCTTTGAAGCCTTTAACGAAATATTCTTCAAGCATATATTCAAAAGGCATAATCTCTTTGTCGAATTCTTCGTAAGTCATCTTAGAACATTCCCAGTTATCTCGGTGATAAAAACCGTGCAGAGCTAGTTGAACCCACTGAGAATTAGCCCGACACCACTCCAGAAGTTCGTAGGTCATCTCTGCTGGAATAGAGAATAGAGTCACCTTAAAATTAGGGTTGGCATAGTGCAGTGAGTCCAGCTCTTTACGACAGTCGTGTGATTGGCATTGGTCGCTGATTATATGATTACTTCCAAAATCATCAAAATCTACTATCATTTGGATTTCCTTATTACATAAATATCTCTCTTGTGGCCGGTATCAATAGTTTTATGAGACCAGGGGTACTTCAGTCCGTCCAAGAATTTCTCCCATTTGGGCTGAGAATACCAAGCTCCCCAGCCGTCTAGGTCGTTCTCCTCGGGGACGTCGTTGATGTGGTCGTCATCTTCGGTTAAATGCCAGAAGGTAACAATAACTTTCTTCCTAGCCACACGCAGAGCCTCTCTAACAGGTTCTTCATAGCCATTGGTGTGCTCTAGGACATCTTGGAGTAGAACCACGTCAAAACTGTCGTCTGGTTCGTCAATCTCTCGTACATCCCCTAGTTTAAAAATATTGAGGGGAGCGACACGCCTAGAGGCGACTCTTACGAATCTGGGTGAATAATCTATCCCTCGATAGTAAACCGATGGACCGAACTCTAAGAAATGGTCGAAATTCCAACCTGGTCCACAGCCTACATCCAAAACTTTCTCTTCTGGTTCCAGCAGTCTGCCTATTTCAAGTCGTAGGATAAAGCCAGGCCCTTCTCCGTAACTAAGCATATAATTAGCGGCCCCTTCGTCAGTACCCATATGTTCATCCCAATAGTTTTTCATAGTAAACCAATACCTTCTTGTTGGAAAATATTACCTACTCTATCAGGTACTTTAACCTCAAATAATGGAGGACTTTCAAGATTCATATCAGAAGAGACATAAGTAGTATTGGGATTGACCCTAATTCGCCTACCGGTATTCCATAGATAGAACGACAGAGCTGTGGATAACTTAATCAAATCCCCTCCGTACCATAGTTCGTCTTCAATAATGTCTTTAATGGCTGACATTCTAATCACTGCTCCAGGCACGAAACCAACCTGGACTTGATAAAGTTCCATCGTATGTTTATCCCTGTCGGGCTGTATGTGCCAACTTTTAAGCGCAAGTTCATCGTTACCCTGTTCGACTTTGTCTAGTCGATAACTATAAATACGATTGCCAAAGTCTCTAATCCCTAGACATGAAGTTATCATAGCTAGCTTCATGTCGCCTCCGCCACCATGCTCAGCCGTAGTCAGTGACGGGTCGCTCACTCGAGGCTGTAATTTTTTCATTAATCCATAGTTAGAGGAATAATAATTAGCACTAAATACACAATCCGCTTCAACTAGAGATACGTAGGGAGTACGGACTTTTTTAAGCCCTTCGCCCCAGGTATCCTCCAATATTATTTCCGCCCCGCTTATCGAACCCAGCTGGCGGACTAAATCCTCCTGGGTCATCTGAATAACCTTAGGTTCGTCTGTTCTCTTTATTACAACAGTAATCATTATGAAAAATATCCCTTTGCTAATTTATTGCCCGAATATTTAATAACCTCATTAATATCATCTCCCTGTTCCAGAGCTGGGTGGTAAATGTCAGAATGGCCCGTGTCCTCGGGACTCAAGTCTTCCGAATATCCCCAACGCTCCTTAGTCTTCTGTCTGTCACCGAATAAGTGCAGGCATTCTATATTGGTAGCGAAAGCACACTTATAGCCTTCTGCCCAAAGTTTCGTGCAGATATATCGCTCCTCGCTACCCCGTCCAGGAGCCTGTCTATCCCAACCTCCTAGGCGACGAGTAACAGCGGTATTCATCAATCTAAAACTACCCCCTGGATGAGGGAAGTCGGTCAGTTCATCAGTCTCATTCTCGAAAATGTTGCCAGTACCAATCATCACCTGAGTTCTCATGGATATTGCTCCATAGCCCTCGTTCTCATCCATCAGCCGGTTCATTCTAGTCAGCCAATCTTCCCCGTCTAGTCTGGGTGGGGCGAGACAGTCATTATCCACACATACAAAGCGCTCAGAGTTGGTAGCTTCTCTAAGCAATAAGTCCCGAGCCGCCTCTAAACCTAGATTAGTCTTAATAGAGATAAATTCGTCTATTAAACCATTATCACTCATGGATTGGAGCATATCCACAGTTTCAGGCTCAGAAGCGTTATCTAGTACGACTAGGCGGAAACTGCCCTTGTCTGTATTACGATGAATCGTCTTGATAACAAGCTTAGTCATCTCGGGGCGGTTCCAGGAGATTATATGCAGGTCAGTCATGACTCAACCCCAGTATCAAATACTTCACCGAAATCTATTTGTTTATCTTCACTGGTACGAGGATAGACAATGTATAAAATAACATCTAGAGCCTTGGAGCGATTATCTCTTGTCAGAAGATAAAATTGCAAAAAGTCATCTCCCCACGGATTACCGAGACTTGAACCTTGCCGGAAGAACCCATCCTGGAACATAGTGTCTGGATTTTCAGTATTATCATATTTCCATTCATCTTCTTCACGGGTCAGCTTATAGGGAAATTTGGAGGCTGAGGCAAAGCCAAACGGACTAGCCTCGTCTGGTATACGATATTTTTTCTTAGAGCTCCACAGGTCTCTTCTAAAAATAAATGCTCCGCAGGTCAAATGCCCAGCTCTGAACCACCCATGACCCTTACCTTTAACGGCAGGTTCAAATAAAGATGTGACGAGTGAGCGATGGTCGGGATAGTGCAGTAAGCTCCTAAAATTGAATATCTTGTAGTCTGGAAAATCTATCGTCGCCTGATTAAGTTCCCGTAAGTAGTGAGTAGAATATTCATCATCTGAATCTAGCCAGCATATCCAGTCACCGGTGGCGGCATCCATACCGGCGTTCCTAGCGATAGCCCGATTCTCGTTTATTTTATGGATAACTTTTATTCGTTTATCCATGTCGGCAAAAGCATTCAGTACTTTAGGCGTAACACCATCGACACAACCATCATCTACTATGATTAATTCCCAGTCTCTGAATTGCTGGGCCATAATGCTTTTGATAGCCCGTTGGACTGTTTTGCCTCTAAAATGGGTGTGGCCCGAAGCTCCCGACTGTACTGGTTCTAGCTCCGAATAACAGGGAAGAATTATGGAGAATTTAGGCGTTTTCATTATCTATACTTAATAGAGGTTCTAAAAACTCTCTGAAGACATAATCAGGGTTGCGTTTCGTCCGCACCCAAGTCTTAGCGGACAGACCTTTTTCGTTGTCTATATAATAGTGAATCGCACTAGCCATGGCTTTATAATATTCAGTTTCATCACTGTGGGTGGTAGTGATTTCACCGTTTAAGCCGTCCCAGCCTATGCCACCAGAAAATTGCCTATATAGGGCATTCTTACCATATATCTGGCGCATAGGAGCAAAATCGTGGTTTAGTACACATAAATTACCTTTTAGCATGGCTTCCTGGGCAACTAGAGAATAGGTTTCGCTCTTACTCGGCAAGCAGAAAATATTAGACAGAGTAAACAGGTCTAGTACCACCTGATGAGAGGACTCCATCGACGAGGACTCCTCGAACTCCGATAGAAAAGTGACCCGGTCTTCTATGTCTAGTTCTTTAGCTAGTTTCTTCAAGTCTTCCCGGTAAACTACTTTATCATCTCCGGTAGACTGAAAGTCACAGAAAATCAGATGCGACTCCATGCCATTATCCCGACAGCCAGCCATAATCTTGACATTGACCTCAGCTTGCTTGCCCCGGTCTAGCCTTAGAGGATAAATCATCAGGAACTCTTTTTTACCAAGTTCCAGACCGTCATATAATCTCTGGACAACCGGTTGCATGCCTTCTACTGGATTGGTTGAATGAGGGACTTCGACAACTTCATTCTCTTCATAGCCGAAGTTTCTGGCTACCCTCGGAATATCGTAAGAGTTGGGATAACAGATAATCGAATTAGGAAATTTAGTAGTTAAAAGCTCTTTATATTTATCAGCGAACATTGAACGCTCTTCGATTAGAATGTTTGGGTTAGTAGCGGAATGCATCCAGTGCAACCACAAAATCGAAGGACGGCGTTCGGCTATATTACGACAAGCCACGTTATGTTTAACCAAGTCGGGCATGAAGAGTAGGTCGTGGGTTATAACTACTGAATCATCTTCTATAAAACTAAGTTCGTCCTCTAGCCGTTCGACATCGGTCTCAAAAGCCTCATCTACCACCGTACCATCAGTCTCGGGACGAAAGATACGCCGAGTCTCGACTTGATTAAATATAGAATCCTCGGGTGGATTCCAGCCTTCACAGGTGAAAAGGACCGGCTCATAACCGGCCCTTTTCATCATCAGGAGTTGTTCAGACACGACAATTATAGGCGAGTAGCTTTTTAAGTAGGTGGAGAAATTCGTGAGGATATAGACCTTACGCATTAACCAAAGAGTACAAGCACAAGCTGTATATTGTCAAATAGATTTTTAGAACTAGTCTACGGTGTTGCCCTTGGCTGGTGCGGCGATATAGACTGTCACATCAGCATCTGTGGAGACATAGACCGGCCACGGACAATAGAAGTTCATCTTATAGTCCCGAGCCGTCAAAGCACCCGCTACAATCATTTGCCTAGTTCCCGCACTGTCCTGAAAGTACATATTCACACCCGCGGTGGAAGTCACATTGACAGACATCAACGTGACCACACTCCCTACTGGAGCAACCTCAAAGTTACCCGAACTAGCGGGAACGTGGACGGGGCTAACTGCGTAGCCAGAGTTAACCGCCGCCCCTCTATTGGTCGTCTGTATTCGTCGTTTGTAGTCACCTGCAAGCATTGCCATATCTTACTCCTAGACCGGTAGGGTCGTTGTTGAAGTTGATGTGCTCGAAGTACTCGTCGAAGTACTCGAGGTCGAAGTCGAGCTGATTGAGGTTGACGTAGACAACGAAGTGGAACTCGTCGAAGTACTCGAGGTCGAAGTCGAAGTACTGGTTGTAGTCGAGTAGAATTCTGGAGAATCCTTTGGAGGATAGATTAAGACTTTGTGGAACCAGTAATAGTAAACTCTAGTGGTTGTACCATCGTAAGCCGTAGCCGAAGTTACCCAGTTTTTTTCAACAAATTCGCCATCTTCGTTGCTAGCGCTTGGAGCGGCTGCAACGGTCGGCTTAACAAATGAAGTCGAGGAGTTGTAGGGAGAAGTATGAGCTTCAATGACCTCGACAATCGTTCCTCGGTTTACTGGGATGCGGTGATTTAGACCAATTTTATTGGTCGTATCAACTGTAACGGTTCCCGTAGCACTCAACGCCGCTGGGATGGTGACTGAAGTCAGGCGCTTGAATACTAAGACTCCATTTACCTGCCCGGTAGTAGTAAAGGCTATCGAATCGGTAATCGTCTTACCCTCGACGTTAACCCCAGTAAGAACGATGCTTCCAGCAGACATTCCCGAACCACCTATTGTGATTGCTAACACTCTTGGAACGTCTGGGCTAGTTATCCCAGCCGTAATAACTTGCTGTGATGTCGTACCGGCCGTAGAAGCTAGAACAGCGGCGGCTGTTCCTAGAGAAACTTTCTTTTTATGCCAAGTATATCCGAAGATATGCTCGATTACGTTTTGCTGTAGGTTGTCGTATTTACCCCAGGCGGTGTGTGCCGCCCATGGATAAGTTTTGTCACCTATTGCCATTTGAATCCTTTCGCTAGGGATGGGCGGGGAGAAATCCCCGCTTACCTAGACGGTTACTTAACTATTGTCGCCCTTAGAACCGTAGATGCCGCGCCAGTTAGACCAACCAGCACTCCATCGACAAACCACTTTCCATCGGGCAGTAGTAGTGTCGAAGTCCCAATCCGGTCCTTGTAGACCTAGGTCGGAACGATTGAACCAGTTAAGTTCGTGGACTGAGCGGTCATAGATGAACCACGCAGTATCGGAACCACCAGCGGCAGAACCAAGGTAGTCCCAGACCTGGACATCCAGTCGCCCCTTGTAGGGGTTGATGTCGTTGTTGGTCGTACCTGTGCGTTGCATCGAATCCATTAGGATACGAGCTTCTTTTTCCAAAGCCGGAGGCACAAGTAGTGTCTTCGGGTTCACCAGCATCAGCTGGCCTTTACCATCGAGCGTAGCTCGCATGGTGACTAAAGCGTTCTCGATTGAGTCTTCGCTTAGGTCGGCAGTAATACTGTTACTCTGGGTTGCGCCACCATCTTCACGAAGGTGAGCGGTCGAGAACAGGGCTAGGGAGTCAGGACCTGTGAAAGGAGCTGAACCACCACCACCTGCGGTGAAGCCATAGTTGAATATGTCACCACCAAATTGTTCTACAGTTCGGATTTTAGCGTTAGCAAGGTTTTGAGGCTTGCGGCGCATAACACCGAACTGGTCGTCTTCCCATAATTCCTGGGAGACGGCAGTACCTTTAGCGAACTTTTTGTGTGTGTAGGTGACGTTGAAACCTTCAACTTCATCTTCATATGTGATTGCCTGTGACTCAGACGTTTGAACTAGCTTAGAAAGCCCCGTAGCACTTGAATCTTTCTCAATGTTTTTTACCGAAGTATCGACATTGAAGATTGAAAACACTTGCTGAGGCAACTGACGAATCTCGTCTCCGTAGATTTTACGGAAAGCTGGGTCAAGGGTGTCTGGCCATTCTGGTCGTTGTGATGCCATTTAAATATCCCTTTCTAGCCTGAGACGTATGGGTTAATGAATGAACTTACTAAAATGAATATGCCGTACATATTGGCCGTCAACCCTTGCAAACCAGTGCTAGGATAGCCGGTCATTCCAGGTAGAGCGACGAGAAGGAACTGTCCAGTCGTCGAACCACCAGTACCACCAGAGGTGATACTCTGTGCACCAGTTGCGCCGGAGATATCGTAATATGTTCCGATAGCAGCTGATGTACCGTTGGAGATGGACGTGAATGCAGAAGCACCCTTAATTAGGTACTTCATATTCGGGTCAATGCAGACTGTAACTGTAACAGTGCCTGTGGCGTTGCCAGTGGCCGTACCTTCGGCCATCCCAACTAAACGTGCACCGGAAACTGTTGCATTGGTAACTGTTCCACTGGTGAAATATACAAAATCTCCAGCGTTAATAGTTACACCGCTTGCTACAACATAATCCATTGAGGCGTAGTTGGTGTGTCCGTCAATACGTCCAATAGCAGCTGGAGCCTGAACTCCAGTAACTGTTTGGGTCATAATGAACTCCTAAGATGTTAAATAGTAAATGGAGTTATACGACTTCGGACAGTTCTTTTATAGCTTCTTCCCTAGTCTTAGAGGTGAACATTTTAAGATAAGCATCGACAGAGGCATCTGAGACTTTAGCTGGTTTGGGGCGAGCTGGGCTCTGGGAACCAGGCGTCCTCGTAGAAGAGGCATTGTCTTTAATAGCCGCATCTTTTGCAGGATTTGTAGCCTGCCAACCAAGACTACCAGCGATAGCCGGAAATAGTTCGGCATAGGTAGGTTGCCGCCCTAGCGCACTAGTCAGTGCGACCGATACACCGTCACTAGCTTTAGTGAAACGGTCGAAGTCGGCTTGGTCTAGAACCTGCGGGTATTGCTTCTTAAATGTGTCAAAGGTGTCAATCATATCCTTAGTCTGTAAAGTCTTAGCATAAGATAATGCTGGGTCTTCGTAGGCTGGGGATGATTGGGGAGTCTCAGGTGTAGCGGGGACGGCGGGAGCGACCACGGCCTGAACAGGTTGACCTGTCTTCAGCTGAGCGTTCTCGTCCCGTAACCGCTTATTATCTTCATTGAGGCGCAAGGCTTCTTTGAAAGAATTGTCGTAAGCAGTCTCCAGTTCCGGGAGATATTCCTCCGGGGTTTCACCTTTAAGATTAGGGAATTGCTTTGTAAAAGTACTGTCAGTTGGTTTATCAGATTCGTCTTCCTCTTCGGTGGGTTTTTCCTCCTCGGATTCAGCCTCTTCCGGTTCTACAACCTCTGGCTCTCCTTCTGTGTTAGTTTCGGGAGCGGGTTCGGTGGATGGTTCGTCTGCCTTTTCGGGCTCTACTACATCTCCCAGTATCGCTTTGGCCTTTTCTTTATCAGAAAGTTTTGCCATTTTCGTATCTCCTTTAGGGATTTTTTCCCAATCTTAGATTTTTTCTAACCAACTAAGTGTTGGTGCGAAAGCTTAATTAGCGCTCGCATCAGCACTCTGTTTTTTATGAATCTTCCTTAACTCTAAAAGCATCAATTCGTGAGCATAGGCTTGACCCTGCAGGAAGGCTACTCGTTCAGAACTGCCCTCTGAGCTCATGTCAACCTTTAAGATTTGGTCGGCGAAAGAACTGCGCTTGGTCTTGTTCCAAATCTCCAAAGCCTTGAACTCTGGATACTCATATAGAAGTGCTAGAGCTTCCCTTACTTTGGAATTTAGCTCTGCCATCAGTTTAGATACTTCCTTTCATGTGTGTCAACTGCCTCATACTATACACCCGTCCTAGTTGGCTTACTAAGATTAGCTGGAGAGATGGTGGCCGGTTGGATTTGAGGTTGGTTCTGGACGTTAGCCGTCAGACCAAGACCAGGTAGGTTAGGCAGTTGGCCTATCTGTGTTGGCGGGGTGGGCTTTTGCATAGCCGGATTACCCGAAGGTCCCCCAGTCGGGGCTTGAGATGGCGGCCCTGCTTGATTACCACCCAGTCCATTAGCACTCATAGCCTCGGAGGCCGAGTTGGTAGCAGGGTTGGCTTCGTGTTCTCCCATTATGTGCTGAGCGAATATCTGGCGTAGCTCAGGGTGGGACTGTAATAAGGTGCTGTACTCTTGAGATTGGGTGAACATAATGTGAACTAGGGTGTGTTCCTCGGTTGCGCCTGGAGTCGGGCCTAGAGGTTGACCACCGGCCATGACTCGGTTCTCAGTTTCAGCCGCCAACATAGCAGAACCTGGGTCTTGGTTGAATCCAGCTAACCAGTCTTTGGGTTTTTCATCATTCACTTCTAATACTCTCGACCAAGCCTTACCTATATCGTTTATCGCTAAAATCTGGGGGTTACCGGCCATCAATGAGAACAGTTCAGTCACCTTGGTCTGTTGAACCGCTCGTGACACAGGCTGGAATTGGGTTGAATCGACTGTAATATCGAAAGAACCCTCTAAATACTTGGCCATTTTCTTGTTAATCTCAAGTTCTGAAGACCCTTGGATGTCTTCCATCGACAAAGTAGGTACGCCATTAATATCCTTAATCTCGAACTTCTTACCTTGGGTGGTAATTGTCTTTAGAACCTGCTGTTGCTTCTCTTCTCGGTCCTCATAAATGGTGTCCATCCTACCTTTGGGGTAGAAGAACTGGATATTACTCCACTTCAACCGACCAATTCGGATAATTGTCTCCATTTCGTCCAGTTGAGCCACCATAACAATGCGTTTTAAGTAGTTTTCCTGCTTTAAAGCGGCCGCTGTAGCCGTAGATGAGGCTTGAGTCTCTTTTTCTAAGTCAATTCCGATAGCTCGTGATATATCCTGGAGCATAATCTGGTCAGTTTTGAAATAAGAGGCTGGCACATCACCGTATTCCAGTGGGACCAGAGCCTGATTAAGCGGCTGACCATTGGTATCGATAGAAATTAAGCCTCCGGGTCGTGTAATCAGGTCTTCCTCATCGATGTCGTACATATTGTTATGGATGAACATCTTGTTTATCTGCATGTGCTGGCGGTCCATGTTCATATTGCGGATTGTATTGCGCTCTTCGGCAAGCATATGGATGATACGAGGGATACCCATTCCCCAGAAACGCCCTGGTACGCGGTAATAATAGCGAACAGCACAAGACAGTTCCTTGTGCTTGGTCTTTAGGGGCCCGTAGTGGATTACAACATTGTTGGCAACCACCCAGTAGGCATCTAGGGAGCGGTTCTCGTAGTGTAGAACCTCAACATCGTTGCCTGTTATGTCCTTGGGGAGTTTAAAGAACGAGCGAGTAGTGGTCTCGCCGCCTCTTGTAACTAGGTCTTGGTTGATGAAGTCCTTCTTCTGACCGTAGATTCGTTGGAAATCTCGGATATTTAAAATCTCTCGGTACACCCAGTCATCGGCATAATCTATACTTCGAGCCTTTTCGTCAAAGTAAGCGAACTCGTTGGGAATCCACTCGGTCATATCATCGTCAAAATCGGTTATCTGGCGGGGTTTATAGGTTAGGTTCCCCTCGTTATCAACGTCATCAATATCATTAACCCAGCGTCGTTCCAGTCGGTAGTAGTCTCGTAGTATCGCCGTCCCCCTAATCGCCGCACCCAGACCAGACATATACCAATGATAATCAAAATTAGTATTGTTCATGTTGTAGTTCATGATGGAGTTTCCGAACTCCTGAACTGGTTCTTCGGAAGAGTTAGTCGCCGTTAGGGTTGGGCGAGATTTGCGGTTAATCGTCTCCTGCATATGAGACTGGATAGCCGAGAATGCATCCGGTAGTTTAAGATGGGAACGAGTCTCATCGGGGTCAGCTATGTTCTGAGTGGCATAGGTATAAGAAAATTGATTGCCCGTTGAGCCCTGGGTAGTCATTGAGGTCAAGGCTTCGGAGTTCATCCACAGCTGGTACTCTTTGTCAGCCATTTCCCATTCGCGTTCAGCTTCGCTTCGCCAATCGTTATCGCGCATCTGGTAGTAGCGGTAGTAGGTCTGCCTACGAACTTCGCGCTCCTGTTTGTTCTTGGGATTGTAGCCTACCTTGCCGCGAGTCGAGGTATTCGTTCCGCCCGCGCCGGAGCCGACTGGATAGTTGACATCAACACTTATTGTGGCTGGGTCGGTCCAATCCGTGTTATTAGCTTCGGGTATCGTAGCCATATCCTATAAGAAAAACACAGAACTAGTGTAATTAAAACTGTCTCAATAGCCGGTTATAATCGAGCGCGGTTTATACAGCGACCGTTTTGGAGCCCGCGGGTCATCATCATAAGAATCTTTATGTTGACGAGCCTTGGGGTTGGGCGGAGAAAGAAAATCCAGCTGAGTCGCTAGAGCGTCAATCACATCGTCGTGTTTACCTGAAGGAAATTTCAAAAGCTCGTATTCTAATTCATCTAATTGAGGACATTCAGCTATGTGATAGATGTGTCCGAACTCATAAAACGGAGCTAAAGCCTTGATGCGTTCTTCTTTAGAGGTAGTTCTTTGGCGAACTTCCTGTATAGGAAGCCAGGTCCCTCGGCGTTTTTGTTCATTGGTCATTTCGTGCATGATAGTTTTCTGGCCAAAGACGGTTTCAATGGCAATCGTCTTTGGGAGGAACAGGGAATAGAGTCGGAAGGTCTCGTTAATAATCTCAGAGTAGGTTAGTTTCTTACGGGTAATGTGCCGGACGTAAAGATTTCTCTGGTAGTCCATCCCCGCCACAACAAAGGCCGCAAAGTCTGAGTACTCGCCTTTCTCAGAGGGGTCGATAGTAATGCACCAATTAATCGGTATGTCTTTGACCTCTTCCCACTTCTTTCGGTGGAAATCTTTATGTTTGAAGGTTGCCGTCTCGTCATCGATTGGTTCGTTCTGGTACTGTCTGGAAAAGTGAGCCGAGCCTTGCTTGTTGCGAATCTTAGTTAACTCGGCTAAGGGAAGTCGGGAATTAAACCAAGCCGTCCCATCATCCAAGATGGCTTTCCTAACGATAATATTAAACTCTTCCCGGTGCTCGTCTAGGATTAACTGATACAGGTCGTCAAAGTGCCACCGGGTCCCGATAACAATCATCGGCTTGCCAGGGTCGAGTAGGGAATAAGAAAGTTTCCAGTGGTCTTTAACTTTATCAATTTGCTCTTTGTTGGTGACGTTGTTCTCGGAGTGGAGGTCATCAAAAATTATCAGGTCATAGTGCATTCCGTTTTTAGTAACGTCAATCCCAGCGCAAGAAAAAGTAGGTTCTTTGCGAGGACGATTTCTGCAAGCTAGATTAACCTGGGAGTCTGTCCACAGCAATTCTTTCTTCCGACCTTCATTGGGATAGACCCCGTGGATAGTCTTAAAGATTTCGCGGTATTCTTCGTTGGTTTCGAGATGGCCTTTAATCTCTGCTAGGAAGGCTTTACTCTTAGAGAAAGTTTCAGAGTCTATCAGGATTCTAATATTGGGGTCATGGAGAATGTTCTGAAGCGAGAAAGATATTGTAATCAAAGAGCTTTTAAACGAACCTCGGGGCAATAGTAGCAGGAGGTTGGTACTGCCCGCATGGAACTGGTCTTCTAGTCCCGTACCGACTTTATCCTGCGGAGGTATCCAGTCCTCTGGATGGGCGGTATAAAGAGCCTCAGCGTATCTACAGACGTCCTCATGGACATCCTCCTCTAGCAGGTCATAGCCCAGAATGTACTTCGCTAGATAAAATAAATCCCAACGGCACTTCTGAGCTATCTTTACAAGTGCTTGTTGTCGGGGGTCCATAGTTCAAAGTCTAGTTCTTTCGGAGCCAGGGCGCAACCCAGAACTACCCCAACAATGATAGCTAGAAAATAAACAAAGTAAATCATTTCTTATCCTTAAGGTAGTTTTTATGCTTGGGGGTTTTGATGGGCTTATCATTCTTATACGTCACTGTTTGGACTGGATGAGTTCCCTCGCTGTCATTCACTAAGACTGTTCCGCTAGGATTCAGGGCATTATGTATAAACTCAGGCCAACCACCCGATGACTGTATAGCTATATACTTATCCCAATCAGCTTGTCGTATGTAAGTAGGTATCTGAGGCATATAGCTAAGTATATAGATAGCTAGAGATATAGTCAAGTGCTTTAATTTTTTTGTACGCTATAGAGAATATTTTTTTACACCGTGACCATAGGGAGGATGAATACATACATATATGAGTATGGAACCAAAACGGGGTGCTATGGGGTCAACTAGGCAAACTGCTATCTGTTGGGGTTGGTTTCAGACAGGTCGGTCACACTACATATAGCGTGTTACATACATATGTAGGTAGTTAATATAATTAACAGGGGTGAGTATGTCGCACAAGGCTTATTGTACGACTCTATACTTATATAGATAGGTACGTATGTAGGTAGGTTACTAATCTAAAGCTCTTAGAAGGGCTTAGAATGGGTTGTTTTTGAGGGATTTGTCTCTGTTAAACGCATTTTCCGTACCAATCAACTATAACTCGGTGTTTATTCTACTTCCCATAAATACTCTGTTATACCTTATCCTTAATCGGTATCTTCTCTATAGACTTATCCTTTATAGGGGTGGGGTCTTTGCGGAAAACAGCCCTTTGTAGTTCTACTTCATCCATGTTTCTTAAAGCTTTATTTAGCTCCTCGTTATTATTATCTTTGTTTTGGGGAGGGGTTTTGGGGTTCTTCAAACCTAGCAGTTCAATAGCCATTGCTGTAGCCTTCAATCTAATCGTATGATCGGGGAGGCCGGTATCAAAAAAGTCCCCTTCTACTTCTTTCAATCTGGTGGCTTCTAGAGCGTCAGCAATCGGTTTAATAACTTTAGTAGCCGTCAATCCATGTACACGCATAGCTTTTATCAGGGCTTCGCGGGTCATGTTTAAGGATATATAAGTCGTGTCTCGTTTGATTAAACCTTTACTTGTTGGCATAAGCATATATTAACACATTGACAAGTTATTATAAATATGATAAACTGTAGCTATGTTAAAC